TGAATTCTTCTGCGATGAAAGAATAGGTGTGTGCTTGATTGCCATAGATTTTGAAGTTAGAAACATCTTTATATTGTTCAATGAAGTTTTTTGCTTCACGAATGTTTTCAAACTTAACAGGCTCAACATAATCACCAAACAGTGTTTTATAGTCTGTTGGCTTTTTAACAGGCACAAACAAAGTAGGCGCGTAAGCAATTTTCATCTTAACGCGCCTACCTTCTTTCACACCACGATAAAGAATGTTGTTGCCGTGTTGAGCAACATTGGTATAAAATTTTGTCATTATTTCAGACTTGATGCGATTTGAATTCCTGATCCGAACATCGTATTATACTGATTCAACAGTTCTCTTTGGGGTGTAGTTACTGTAAGAATATCGTTTGGTGAGATAACGATACCTGTCTTAAACTCTTCACTATAATCAAGAAAGGGAATGAAAGCAATCCCTCCTTGATCTGTTTGTGAGCGAGGCGGTACCACAACAACCTGTACAGGTTCTTTAACTATGACAGCACCTGGCAGAGATGCGTCTTCAGAGATAGTAGCAAGAAGAGTTTTATCTGTCTTAAGTGTGACAAGTTTTACAGTCATGCTGGCACCTCAGTTTCAGCAGGCACAACACCGATGGTGATCCATCGTTTCGGGAACAACATTTCACGACCACGAAAATCGTTCATGTCATAGTTAGGGTCTTGGACGAATCCAAGAATCTCGACCATATTATCCAAATCACGCAAAGCCATATCATACTTCTCCGCTTTAGGCATGTTGTTCTGTACTGCAATTTTTTTAGCAATTTCTTGTAAGTTCATCGTGTTCTTTCTTTCGTCAAATTTTTTAAAACAACAACTCCATTTTCAAAAATGATATCTATTTCATCACCTTCACGCCAATCTAAGTCATTTATCATTTCATCGGAGAAAGTTATGATAGCATCGCCATTCTCGCATATCTCGGAAACTTGTCCGGTGTAAACTTTGTTTTTATCCAAGATTAGTCTCCTTCTGCTTTAATGCATTCTACATTAGATTTCCTCAAGAAGTAAAGTCCATCAGTGTTTCTATAGATATTTTTATAGAATACTTTTGTTATGCCCGTTTGCGCGATGATCTTCGAACAATTGAGACAGGGGGCATGAGTAATGAACATACTTGCTGCTTCGGTCGAATTGGTTGATTTTGCAACTTTGGCGATTGCATTAGTTTCGGCGTGTAACACTTCGGGTTTAGTAACCAACAAATTTCTGTTTGCTTCTCGGTCATATACTTCATCCTCGCAGTTATTATCCCATCCTGATGGCATGCCATTATAGCCTACACCAATGATAGAATCATTTTTAACAATTACACATCCCACATGAAGTCTTCGTGCCGAAGATAGTTTAGCAAATTCTTCGGCTACATTCATATAAGCCGTAATGAATTTACGCTTCATCTACTTTGTCTTTTTTGTCCTTGCGAAGAGGTGCGCGTTTATGAGAATCTAATGCGCCTTGAGCATCGATCATTAGTTTTTTGAAATTGCTTTTAGACTCACCACTCATGGTAGTAAGAAAGCGTTTGACCGTGCGGTCGATTTTGAAGTTTTTGTCTGTTTTCATAGTTAAAATATTAAAGTTAATAAGAGATATTATATCACACTTCACTCGGAAGGTCAAGAGATTTTACTCTTCAGACCCGGTAATCTTACTTTGCCAATTCAAAAGCGTCCTTATTGGCTAAGTAAGTTCTTTGAGGCAAATCTTCTTTAAACACCTTAATGAATCGATAAGGTGATTGTTCGATTACCTCATTGATATTTGAACAGTATACAACTTCACCTGTGTATCTGTTCTTCAGTTTCGTAGGCTTCACTTGTTTTTTCACGATACACCATATTATTTCTTACCAATATTATACTTGGCAGTTAATTGCCAATCATTTTTTTCTCTGAACGAAATGATTTTTATCTGATACAACGGAGCAACATTTTCACCAATGATGCTAGGATTTACGATTGTCACCAATCCCCATTCTTCTAGCAACTTAGCAATAGCATTGCGCCTTTGAATATCATTCTCTGAAATGTTCGACGGTTTGCCGTCAAGCATAAACAGTTCTTTGAAATGTACGATATAGTATTGTCCTTGTTTGTGCAAGATATGACACGACTGATAAAGGACTTTTTCCTTACGCGAAGATACACCAATGCGAGTAAGTGTTTCTTTTACCTTTAAAAAATCATCCTGCTCAACAAGTTTAATTTCAACAAAATTTGTCAGGTCTACCATTTTATTTCCTCAATCCACCGGTGTCGGTTTGTTCTTTTAATTGTTGGATTTGTTCTTTGCTTAGAAGAAGTAAAGCCTGACGGGCTTTGGCATCGGAGAAACCATAGACGGTTTTAATACATTCTATATCATTACTTTTCTCTGACTTAATCCACTTCGCAAAAGGTCTTTTTTGGGACCTTATGGTATTTAGTAAAAAATCATTCTGCATCTTTTTGTCAATAAAATGGCACCTGTTCATCTCATTAGCATAAATTACACAGTCTTTATGGTACGACAGAGAACGATTCACTAAGAAAGGAGTATATGCTTTCTCGGTGATTTCATCTACAATCAATTGCTTTTTGTTCTGAAGTATTGCGTTTACATAATCAAAAGGGTTCATATCATTCTCACAAGTGCTATAGTATCTATCGTAACAAGTAGCAGGTAGTTAGCCAGCATCCCAAAAGATTTACGACTATAAGCACAAAAAACATAGATAAGGCAGCCAAGAATCCATACAGGATACAACTTAATAAGAGGCGGGTTCGGTACAGTGATCGCCATTGTGATCGAACAGCCAATCGAAATAAGCCAAGCCGTAACTTCAAAGAAGAAACGAATAGGACTAGTCTTAAAGTCATCACATATCCAGTTTAGAAAATTCATTCTGCGCGATAATTAAAGAGTTATTTGAAACCCACATTCCTTTGTAAACTTCAGAATTGAGTATGGGTTTCAATTTAATAATCAGTTCGGATTCTATGTCTTCCATTATAAAACCGTAAGGAAGATTGCTAATATCAAAATGACAAGTCTTTACTGATAGAAATTTATAATCATGACCAAACATTTTCGTATACTTCTTACCACCTGCATGTTGTTCATAGTGTAGGGTAGAACCTGTAGCCGAACCAAAGAATCTAGCTATCCTATGATAGATTGAATTGTTTGAGTATCCAACGTAAATTGGGTTTAAATTTTTGTAGATGCAATAGAAACCAAATTTGTCTAAGGTTTCAACACCTTCCTTAAAGAAACCTTTTTTACTTCTTCGATTTGGTGTTACTAGCAGATGTTCTTTATTATCAAAAGTGTCGATGACTACTTTAGCAAAATCTGCTGGCTCAACTACAATTTCTCCGAATAGATTTTTTCTCATACAAACTCACAATTCACCATTAGTTCAGTTAGACATGCAACAAGATTGATTTCTGTGTCTGCAACGAATGCATTCTTGTATTGATAGTCAGCAAGAATCAATACCGCTTGTGGAATAGATTGCGGCTTTACACTGCCATACAACGCATCATAGATTTGACGAAATACAGTGTTTGCATCAACACCACTTGTTGCAACCCATTTACGAATCGAACCAAAGTCTTTAGCAGCAACATACTTGATGATCTCTGCGATCTGTACATTACCAATCTGTGATAGAATGCCTGTATCGATCTTACCAAACTGTGAGTAACGCTGCAACTCATTTATGATGCGCCGATTATCAGGAAAGTGTTTCTTGATTAGTTCTGCAATAACAGCATCTTCAAACTCAACTTTTTCACTTCGCAAAATTGATTGAACACGCTTGAAAAATGCAGATGCCATCTTTGCATTCTCACCATTCTTCAATGCAAAGTCAATGACTGCACACCGCGAATGAAGAGGTTCGATAATGCGAGTCTTATAGTTACAAGTAAAGATGAATGAACAATTACTTGCAAACTCTTCGATTGCATTACGTAAAGCTGGTTGTGTTGAATTTGGATTTAGATAGTCTGCTTCATCGATGATAATTACTTTACGCCCACCTGATAGTGACATAGATGATGCATAGTTCTTGATCTTGTTTCGAAACACATCGATACCAGATTCATCAGAACCGTTGATGACCATAAAATCACAGCCAATCTCATTGCACATGGCTTTTGCAATTGTAGTCTTACCTACGCCTGCGCCACCACTAAGCAAGAGATTGGGGATTTGTTTCTGATTTACATACTCTTGAAAAGGCTTCTTCAGTCTCTCAGGTAGAATGCAATCCTCTACGGTTTGTGGGCGGTACTTTTCGGTCCATAACAAATGTTCCATAACTCACCTCAATCATAATATTAAACTACTTTCAATACTTCAACATCTTTGATTCGCTGTTCTAATACGCTAATCGCAGTGTTGAAGTGACCAGTACCTTCTTTTTTCTCATCATAATAGTATGTTTTCAGAATTCGTATTTCGTTTTTGAGAACAGAAATATAATCTTCATTACTTACCATTCTACCCTCCATTATTTAATCGTGCAACTACATCCAAGTAATTGTCACTGACATGGTACGATGAATGCATACCGGCATCTTGCATGTATAGCATAGTACCACCTTCAGCATGAGGTTTGACACTCAACACTTTATTGCGATTGATAGCAATAGAAGCACCGTCACCAATCTTGGCAAAATATAAGAAGTCCATATCAGTCTGCCGAGTAGGTAGAGCCAGCTTCTGTGCTGATCCAATATTGAAGCGATAAGGTTTCATTTTTGAAATGAGAAATACCTTTCGTTGAAATCTTCACTTGATAAGAACCAGGCATAATCTTAGTTAAGTTTTCAGTTTTGAAGATCATACGATACTTACTTCCTGCACTAGGAATTTGCAAGTCGAGCATTTCAGTATGTGCCGAATCGTTTTGAAGATCAAGTGTAATGATCGAAACGGTATTACCATCTGATTCGATTGCGATTTGTGGCGATGCAAGAACAGCAGCAGTCCTCATAATCCAATCAAAATCTCCTGAAGACAAATTGATAGTGATTTCAGGATCAGGCATCGTGAATTCTTTATCAGGAGGAGTATTAATCATATTGGTAGCACAGAAGCGATACTTAATTTTGCTTCGTCCGTTGTTACCAGTAATCAAAACTTCTTTAGCATCGAACTCGAAAGTAGGATCATCTTTATGTAACGACACTACAGAAAGAAAATTGTTCAAGTCATACACACCAAATTCAGTAGGAATCTCTTCTTTGATATCTACTTGTGCAAGAATATTCTTGTGTGTAGAAATAGTTTTAAGAGTCTTACCTTTCTTGAACATGATGCCTTGATTGATTGCACCAAAGTTTTTAAGAACTGAAAGTGTTTCATTTGATAGTTTCATTGTTTACTCCATTATTAAGGTTTTCATC